TGGCAGACAAGGTGACAATATTCAACCCAGCAAGCAGGCAGCAGATTGCTGAGAGGCTGGCGGGGTTGGGTGTTAAATTCACTGAGTCTACAGAGAAAGGCAACACCATTGTGAATGAGAAGGTTTTAGAGAGCATAGACTTATTGGAGGCAAAACTAATCGCCAGATATCTACTGCTCCAGAAACGTATCTCCCAAGTGACCAGTTGGTTTGATGTGGTTCAGGAGGATGGCAGGGTGCATGGGCGGGTTATAACCAATGGGGCTGTGACAGGGCGTATGACGCACCATAGCCCTAACATGGCGCAAGTCCCGTCTGTTAGCGCAGAGTTTGGAAAGGAGTGCAGAGAGCTATGGACAGTTGAGGTTGGTAACAAACTGGTAGGGGCAGATGCTAGTGGTCTTGAACTCAGGATGCTGGCGCATTACATGAAGGATGGAGCTTATGTCAGAACAGTGGTTGAGGGGTCAAGCAAAGATGGAACAGATGTCCACACGCAAAACCAAAAAGCAGCGGGGCTACCGACACGCGATCAAGCGAAGACATTCATATATGCGTTCCTCTACGGTGCGGGTGCGGCAAAAATCGGTTCTATTGTTGGCGGTGGGGCGAGGGAAGGGCAAGCTCTTATTTCCCGATTTCTTAAAAAGACTCCCGCATTACAGCGCCTACGAGATAAGGTATCCATCTATGCGAGTGAGGGGTTTGTACCAGGGCTTGATGGTCGTAAGATATGGATACGTTCTGAACATGCGGCGCTTAACAGCCTTTTACAAGGGGCTGGCGCAATTGTTATGAAAAAAGCGTTAGTTATATTGCATGGTAAGTTAAAACATGGTATAATAAACGCTTCATTCTGTGCAAATGTGCATGATGAGTGGCAAATTGAAGTCCCAGAAGAGGATGCAATTCGCGTAGGTAAAATGGCAGTGGCGGCAATTGAAGAGGCAGGGAAACACTTCAATCTACGCTGCCCTTTAACAGGAGAGTACAATGTAGGGAATACTTGGAAGGATACACATTGAAAGAAGAAACCAATTTGGCTGACGTTATCAATGGTGCGGATTCGGTCATTGTTATAACAGAAAAGGATGGGAATGTAGTGTTAACCTTTAGCCAAAATATCAGCGAGTTAGAGGTGTTAGATATCCTTTCACTTGTAACTTCGGAGTTTTATCTTGTTGCCTCAGACAATGAAGGCACAATTCACTAAGGAATTTAAATGACAGATGCAGTAAAAGTTAAAGCGGATATTATGTGGGCTTACCTGAACAAGCCTAATGAGTTGAGTGGCAAGTATCAGGTAGACTTGTGCAACCTCTCTGACAAGGCAGCTAAGGCTTTGGAAGAGATGGGTTTGGAGATTAAGCAGAAGGAAGGCAAGGGGAATTACATCACTTGTAAGAGTACCCGCCCCATTGTAGCCTTTGATGATGGTGGCTCTGCTATCGATGGTGGTATCCTGGGCAATGGCTCGAAGGCTGTGGCTCTGGTCGGCTCCTACGAGTGGGCATACCAGCGTAAAAAGGGTGTGTCGCCTGCCCTGCGTAAGCTGGTTATCACTGAGCTTGTGCAGTATAACGGCATGAGCGAGGATGAGCTTTCCACAGACGAACTGCTGTAATGATAGCCCTACTTGATAGCGACATCCTGTGTTATCGGGTAGGGTTTGCTACTGATGAGGAAACAGAGAACACCGCTATCGAAACAATGGCGGTGTTTCTCGAAGACCTTATTATGTTTGATTTAGTTGACTGTGACGGGCATGAGTTGTTCCTCACAGGCAAGAGTAACTTTAGACATGAGATTGCAGTAACAGCACCTTACAAAGGTAACAGGAAAGATGCTAAGAAGCCTAAGCACCTTCCCCTTCTACGGGAATACTTGCAGATGGCTTGGGATGCTACTGTAAGTGAAGGAGAGGAAGCCGATGATGTTATCGCCATTAGAGCTACAGAGCTTGGTGACGATAGTATCATTGTATCAACAGACAAAGACTTTAATCAGGTTCCAGGATGGCACTACAATTTTGTGAAGAAAGTCAAAAGTTATGTTACCCCCGAAGAGGGGTTGCGTTTCTTTTACAAGCAGATATTGACAGGGGACGCAGCGGACAATATCAAAGGGTTGTTCAGGGTCGGGGATGTCAAAGCGACAAAGATGCTTGCGGACTTCAAAACAGAAGTCGAGTTGTACCAGTGTTGTGTGGAGGCACTGGGAAAAGAGAGAGTGCTGGAGAACGCAAGGTTGTTGTGGTTAAGGAGAAAACAAAACGAACTATGGGAGCCACCAAATGAAAAAGTTTAAACTGGCTGGCGCTGAGTGGACTATTAAGTTTAATGACAGTATACATGATTTAGGTCGAACAGACCCTGACACGTTTACTATTTTTGTTAACACCAAGCAAAGCAAGCAAGGGATGGATTTGGCATTTACTCACGAGTTGGTTCACGCTATTCTGTTTACTATGGGTGAACGTGACCACGATGAGAGATTTGTAGAAGGGTTCGCCCAGTTGTTATACCAGTATGAAAAACAGGTTGTATAACGATGGGGAATGGACAGAGGCTAGGTTTAAAGCGTTTGTAATATCAGCCCTCAGAGCCTACATGAAGAGGTATCCACCCAAATGGAAAGCTCTCAAAGAGTCGATGGTTGGTAGGAAAGTTAACAAGAGGACGGGTAGGCTTGCTGAGCACTATAAGTGTGCTGCCTGCAAAGATTTCTTTGTGGCGAGGGATGTGCAAGTAGACCATATTAAACCGGTTGTAGAGCCTACTAAAGGGTTTAAGGATTGGTGGACATACATAAACAGGCTGTATTGCGAGAAGGATAATTTACAGGTGTTATGCAAAGAGTGCCACAAAGAGAAGACTAACAAGGAAAGAAAAGAAAGGGCTAAATGATGAATCAACATTTTATTTTCAAACGGCTAAAAGAAGGGGAATACTCTAGTTTTTCATCAGAGTATATGCACACTTGTTCTGATGGTGCTACTTGGCATGAGGTGCTGCTGCACTTTGCTGCTTTCCTAGACAGTTGTGGTTATGTGGGTGTGTATGATAAAGTAGAGCGCATGTTGGAGGAAGCTGAATGAGAATCTTTGTTATCCCTGACTGTCAAGTAAAGCCAGGAGTACCGACTGAACATCTAGAGTGGGCAGGCAAGGCTATCTGCGACTATCGTCCTGATGTTATTATCAACATTGGCGACTTCGCTGATATGCCCTCCTTGTCCACTCACGATAAGACGGGCAGTAAATACTTTGAGGGGAAGAGATATAAGGATGATATCAAGGCTGCTAAAGAGGGGATGGTTAAACTGCTCAAGCCTTTGCGTGACCTTCAGAAAAGCCAGAAAGAGTCAAAGCATAAGATTTACAAGCCGCGCATGGTGCTGACGCTAGGTAACCACGAGAATCGGATTAACAGGGCTGTAGATAACAACCCAATGCTGGACGGTGTTATCGGTGTTAGTGACTTGGGCTACGAGAAAGATTGGGAAGTACACCCATTCTTGCATCCAGTGTTCATCAACGGTGTGGGGTTCTGCCATTACTTTCCAGTCGGGGTTATGGGCAGACCAGCTTCGTCAGCCACTGTGCTGGTTAACAAGCTGCACCAGTCGTGTATTGCAGGGCATCAGCAGGGGAAGCAAGTAGCGTATGGCAAGAGGGCTGATGGCACTCCTATCTGTGGTATAATTGCTGGCAGCTACTATTTACACAATGAGGATTACATGGATAAAATAACCAATATCCACTGGAGGGGTTTGGTAGTTTTAAACGAAGTTGAGAATGGTGCGTTTGATGAGATGTTCCTCTCAATGAATTACCTGAAGAAAAAGTATGCTAACCCTGCATGACATTTGTGATAAACTTAAAAGACTTGATGAGGTGACCCTTGTAGAACTTTTAGAGATTAGGAGTGAAGACATCGTAGAGAGGTTTCTTGACGAGATTGAAGAACAAGCGGATTACTTAGAGGAATTATTGAATGATACAGATTGACCCCTCCAGAGACAGTTTATTTGACGAACTAGGGTTGCAGCGATTAAAAGAAAGTTACATGCGAGATGAAGAAACAAGTCCACAAGAAAGGTTTGCGTATGTATCTAAGGCTTTTTCAAGTAGTCCAGAACATGCTCAACGGCTTTATGATTACAGCAGCAAGCATTGGCTTAGTTATTCTACTCCTATACTTTCTTTTGGGCGCTCTAAGCGAGGACTACCTATCAGTTGTTTCCTCAATTACATCGATGATAGTGCCGAGGGACTTGTAAATAACTTGTCCGAAACTAGCTGGCTCTCCATGCTAGGAGGTGGTGTAGGGGTGCATGTAGGCATTCGCAACAGTGACGATAAGAGCACTGGTGTTATGCCCCACCTGAAGATGTACGATGCCTCCTCTCTGGCATACCGTCAGGGGCGCACTCGCAGAGGTTCATACGCAATCTTCCTTGATATCTCTCACCCAGATATCATTCAATTCTTGGAGATGCGTAAGCCCACTGGTGACCAAAACCTACGCACACTAAACCTTAACCACGGGGTTAACATCAGCGATAAGTTTATGCAAGTTATTGAACGCTGCATGAAGGATGCTGATGCTGATGACTCTTGGGAGCTTATCAATCCAGCTAACGGGGAAGTGGTGGAGGTGGTCAGTGCAAAATACTTGTGGCAGAAAATCCTGGACTTGCGTATGCAGACTGGTGAGCCATACATTGTGTTTATCGACACTGCCAACAAAGCTGTCCCCTCATGGTTAAAAGATAAGGGGCTAAAGATTCATGGGTCTAACCTGTGTACAGAGATTTTCCTGCCCACCAGTGATGACCGTACAGCCGTGTGCTGCCTGTCCAGCCTCAACCTAGAGTATTACGATGATTGGAAGGGCGAGGAAAGGTTTATCCCTGACGTTGTGGAGATGCTTGATAATGTGTTAGAATACTTTCTCAAGGAAGCTCCTGACCATGTTAAACGGGCTGTAAACAGTGCCTACCATGAGCGTTCTATTGGCGTTGGTGCGCTAGGTTTTCACGCCTACCTACAAAAGAATAACATGGCTATCGATGGGGTTATGTCAAAACTAACTAACAAGGATATCTTCTCTCACATTAAAAAGGGGTGCTTACATGCTGATGCTGAACTCACTGTTAAAAGAGGCGCTTGTCCGGATGCGAAGAGCAGTAACATTAAGCGGCGCTTTAGTCATCTTATGGCTATTGCTCCCAATGCTTCTTCTTCCCTTATTATGGGTAACACTTCGCCATCCATTGAGCCGTTTAGAGCAAATGTTTTTCGACAAGATACCTTGAGTGGCGCACATGTATATAAGAATCGTTTTCTCAAAGAGAGATTGGATGCCCTTGGAATGGACAACGATGATATCTGGGCATCAATTATTGCTAATGACGGTAGTGTGCAGCACTTGGATGTACCAGATGATTTGAAGGAAGTGTTTAAAACTGCTATGGAGATTGACCAACGGTGGCTTGTTGAGCTTGCTGCTGACCGCCAAGCATTCATAGATCAGGGGCAGAGCTTAAACCTCTTCTTCCAACCAAACACAACCATTGCCTATCTACATGCAGTACACTTTCAGGCGTGGAAGCAGGGGCTTAAAAGCCTCTACTACCTACGCAGTGATAAGGTGAGGAAGGCTGATAAAGTAGGCGCTCAAATCGCTCGACAGCGTATTGAGGAGAATATCGACATGGCTGCGGTGGCTAACGGCGAGACTTGCCTAGCCTGTGAAGGATAACATGACCAAGAAACCACACTTAACAGATAACAGGACATTCAAACCATTCAAATACCCTTGGGCGTATGACGCTTGGTTGCAGCATGAACAGAGCCATTGGTTACACACTGAAGTGCCAATGGGTGAAGACTTAAAAGATTACCAGAAGAAACTGACTAAAGAGGAGAGGGAATTCCTAACCAAAATCCTACGCTTCTTCGTTCAGGGGGACTTGGACATTGGTGATGGGTACTACAACCACTACCTACCAGTGTTTGGTCAGCCAGAAATTAAGATGATGCTGGGTGGCTTTGCTGGCAGGGAGGCGCTGCATGTCGCTGCCTATGCCCACCTGATTGAGACTCTAGGGTTGCCTGAATCGACCTACAATGAGTTTTTAAAGTATGGTGAGATGGTAGAGAAGCATGAGTACTTCCAGACGCTTGATGACGCTCCTATGGCTGAGAAGATTGCAACCATTAGCGCCTTCGGTGAGGGGATGCAACTGTTCTCTTCCTTTGTTATGCTACTCAACTTTGCAAGGCACGGGAAGCTCAAGGGGCTAGGTCAGATTATCGCTTGGTCTATTGTCGATGAGACTCAACACGCCGAAGGGATGATTAAGGTGTACCGCGAGTGGGTTAAACAACACCCCGACCAGACCACGCCTGAGAGGATGAAAGAGATTGCTAAGGAAATGGTTGCACTAGAGGATAAGTTTATCGACCTAGCTTTTGGGATGTACGAGGTACAGGGGCTTACCGCTGAAGAGGTTAAGGAGTATATTCGCTATATTGCTGATAGACGGCTTATCTCTATGGGTATGAAGGGGGTATTCAAGGTGAAGAAGAATCCATTGCCTTGGGTGG